GGCAGATCAATTTTTACGACGATATGTGGTTACTGATTATACTAGTTTTGAGAGTTCTTTTACTAAGGATATTATTAATAACTGTGAAATGAAGCTTTATGAACACTGTGTTTCTTGTTTACCAGAAGGTAAAGCCTTTATGGGTTATTTGGAAACAATTGTTGGGCAGAATAGATGTTTCTTTAGGAATATTAACTTTAGTATTTTGGCTCGGAGGATGTCGGGTGAGATGAACACCAGTTTAGGTAATGGCTTCTCAAATTTAATGCTAACCCTTTTTGTGATGTTTGAAATAGGTGCACGTGATGTGCGATTATTTGTTGAGGGTGATGATTGCATTTTAACTTATGTCGGACCTATGTTTCAACCTAGTTTAGTTTTGAAACTTGGGTTGAAGATTAAGTTTGTTTTTCTTAGAAGCCCTAATTTAGCGTCGTTTTGTGGTCAAATTTTTGATTTGACGCATTTAGTTATAGTGTGTGATCCACTTAAGATTATCCTCAATTTTGCTTGGGTTAATATGAAATATGTGAAATCTGCTCATCGTATTAAAATGGGTCTCGTCCGGTCGAGGGCTTTAAGCCTTATTTACCAGTATTCTGGTTGCCCTATTGTGCAATGTTTTGCTTGGCGTATGTTGGAATTGACTGAACGATACGAAGTCTATTTCGATGAGACGGTTGATGGTTATCACCGTCAGTTATATACAGACGCCTTAAAGCATATACCTCAGTTTCGTCCTATTCAGTTTACGTCTCGTGAAATTATTGAAGATGTTTTCAACATAACAGTTGATCATCAGATTATTATTGAGGCGTACTTTTCGTCGTATAAATTTGGCCCTATAGATTTGTACATATTGAGAAATTATTGTACATATGATCAATTACATTATTATGATAATTATATAGGGCCGTATAATGCTTAGTCAGGCTCTACCAGTAGAGAATAAGGCGTTTTCTAATGTCGGGCGGAAGTGGAATAATAACTTCGACTTCTACCAGAGGAAGACTCGTAGCGACCAGTATAAGAATGAAGGTCTTTGGGGCCCTCTTGCTGATGTTGCTGAAACAGGGTTTAATGCCTTTGGTGCGACAGTTGAAACTATTTTAAACCCTAACGAGCATTTCCGCAAACCTAAAACCAAGAATGGTCGTGTGTGGAAAACTGGTGAGGTGAAATCCGCCGATATAAAAACGCCTTCGATGTCTAAGAATAATAAGATGACGAAGTCCGGCCTTACTGTTGCGGAGGCCGCTGCAAATAATAGATCGCGACAAATTCGCCAGGCTCGTGCTCGGCGTAATAATAAACTGAGGCGCCTTGGGCAAGTACCACCGGCTCCGAAACCAAAGCGTGGTCGATTTGGTGGTCCTGGGAAACGCGGTGTAGGCCGTCTACCCATGGATGCGCCAGTCAACATGAGTCAAAATCGTAAGTCAGGCGTGCAATTGTCTTTTTCTAGTGGACGTGTACCTGGTTGCATGCGTATGCATATCAAGTTTGGTATTGGCCAAATTGGTGCGGGGTTTATTGGGGGTGCTGGGCCCTTTTTGAGCTTTATCAATGTTGGTACCCCATTGACTGGAACTGCCACACAAATGTTAACTTTGAATCCTTCTGATGGATTCTATTTTCCAGGTTACATTTATCAATTGGCCCGGTTATTTGCTAAGTTTTATGTTAATAAGGCGACGTTAGACATTTGTCCGCGTGTTAGTACGATAAATACTGCCGCGTGGACCATCGCCTTTAGTAAGGACATCATGTGGCCTGAAGGCCATAATGCGCTTTTTGCTACTGTTTGCCACCCTAGTGAGATCCAGCTCAAGTCACTTACCAATGCTTGTACTGAGATCGCATATCGTGACTGCAGTATCACAGCGCTTGATGTCGATAAGAAGCGTGAGTTCTTTATGGGTTACACCGACAGTTTTGATTCTGCACCGTTGTCATATGGGTCCTTTAATGCCGCAGAGTTGCGACAGTCACATCCTGGTTTATTTATGATTGCCGGTCAATTGAATGGGAGTGATCCTGCCGGCACAGTTTATTCGGATGTTTACATGACACTTGATATTGAATTGTGTGAGTTTTCCACACCGTTGGTCCAGGACATTGACCTTCGTGTTAAGAAAACTAAAGTTGGGGATGATGAAGAAAAAACCCGTAATAATGATTTTGATGATCATTTTTCCGTGGTTAGTTCAAAATCTTCATCGCGAAAATCCCGAAATGGTTAATTGTGTACAGGTTTGTTTGTGAGACCACACCTCTTTCGAGATTGGTGGTCTCGGCTTAAGATGCTGTGCC